TTTATTTCCTCCACTTGTTTTGAAAAGCTACTCGCCTCGTACCATCCCTTCATAAATTCAAATACAGTTTGATCTTCCTCATCGTAAGGAAAAGGCATTTTAGGACCTATGGCCAAGTGACAAGAGGCAGTGCTGAGAAATCCCTCGTTCTTCCAGGAGTTTCCCCTGAAGACATAGAAAGGACATCTGGCTACGCAAGCCGCGTACATTTCATGATGCCTGCTGGTAATGAAGAACTCAGCCTTGGACAGTTTATCCACAATTTTTCCCCAGCTTTCTTTGAAAATATTGACGGAAGGCGTGTTCTCTTGCCGGTTGTCGACAGGATTGGAGAATGATCCAACGACAAGACCGCTTCTTTTTTTCGGCGGAACACTAAAAGTTGGATAATGATAAGAAAGGTCCAGGTGCAGGTGAGCGTTGATGTTGTGCCTGTTGAGCTCGGACTGCGATTTAATGTCACGCACGGAGACATAGGACTCTTGAAGAATTTTTTTCAATGTCTTGGAGAGCGTCATCTCCTGCCAGACGGTGTTGATCAGAAATATTTTTTTCTTGAGGTAGTGGGCTTTGGAGATTAGATCCAGATACCATTTGGCGAGAGGTGCGTCGTGATGCATCGTTCCCTCACCGTTGATGATGACGGCGTCCGCGACCTTCAGGATGCGGGAATCATATTCAGGAAACTCCGCGCATTTGACTGACTCCAGAACAGTGTAACCGTTTTTCTTCAGATCCCTGTGGAGATATGTCATCGCCACATTGCAACCGGAATGAAAATCAGACGTGTCGTTGAACAGGATCGCTTTCATCACTGAATCCAAGTGATGATGGCATGGCGATCTCCGTGGTAAATAGGAGTGATTGAATGAGGAAAGCACGGATTGCTGGGAAACACGATGGCACTACAGGCCAGTCTGGAGATCACATGTTCTCCTCCGAAAAAACTGAAGTTTCCTCCTTCATAGTCATCATTAAGAAGCAACGAACAAGTTAGAATTCGAGGCTTGTTGAATTGTGAATGATCAACGTGTTCTTTATATTCATGGGACTCTTCTCCCTTGTAGAGAAGGTGATCGTATCCAGTATCTTTCATCTTTAAGCCAGCAAAGAATTTAAATTCTTGAATGTATGATTTAAAGAGGTCCTTAAAAATGACAGAAATTTTATTCTTAAATTTTGATTCAAGTGGCTTGACGTAACAGCGGCGAGCCTCGGTGAATTTGCCCCCTCCCGAAGTGGCGGGAAAGAACCTTAAGTCAGCTTGCGTTATGATCTCTTGCGCCAACTCTGGGGAAATAATGTTACGGTATTCCTTAACGTAGTACGGCAGCAACAGTTTTAAATGTTCTATACTAGTCATTTTGCTCCTTTTTAATTTTTTCCAGTTGTTTCTTGTCGTTGCAGTAATAGCAGGAGATGTGAGTAAAGTGAAGATGCTTGGCGATGACTGAACGTTGCATTCCATAGACAACTTCGTCATTTAAGATGAGAATAGGATGTGTAAGACCGTTCTTTTGTATGTCCAAGCTCAACTCTCGAATGGATTTGGATAGAGGCGTCTTGGTTACAACAGGCTCATCAGATATCAACGCCCTGACCATATCGAACCAGTCAATTTCTCTAAGCGACTGGAGAGGAACTATCTTATGGATGGACGGATAGTCCACTTTTTTTGCTTTAAGATAGCTCATTTTTTATATTTTAATTTTTCCACTGCATTTATCTCATGTAAATGATCCCCAAATCTCATTCTATCCCCCTCGTCCTCATCGGATAGAATTTTTTTTCGGTCATATACAGTTTTATCTTTCACGATCCGTTGTTTGTATTTAGGAGTGCGTACTTCTTTAGCCACAGGATTTTTCTTACGTTCCGGCATCGCCCCAGCTCTTTCCTGTTTCTATGTCCACTCTGCTTGGGACAGCTAAATCTACGCAAGTTTCCATAATCTCTTTTATTCTTTCCTGGTCTTTTTTATTCTTGATGGAAAAATCCAATTCATCGTGGACTTGAATGTGCGCCACATACCCTTCTTTAGAGAGCTCGAGCATAGCTTTTTTTGTCTGATCCGCAGCTGATCCTTGAATCAATCTGTTGAGAGCTTTATATGTCCACGCGCGTTTAATCATATGTTCGCCATATTCGTCTTCTGCCTCTTTCAGCGGAAGAGCTTTTGAACCCCATTCATTAACAGGCTCCCACAAGTCAAATCTGCATCGTCTTCCTAGAAGTGTGCGTAAGTATCCTTTTTTTCCAGCGTTATACATTGTGTCCTTCATCAATTGCTTCACAAAAGGAACTTTTCCGTGATATGTGGCCAGTATTTCCTCCGCATCCTCTAAATTAAGGCCTAGTTGTGACATCAGTTTCCCTTTTCCCATACCATAGAACAATCCCAAATTAATTGATTTTGCCTGTTTGCGGGGAATGCTGGCAATGTCTGCGACGAGTTGATGAAAATCAGTGGTGTCATCTTCTTGATAGGCGTCTAAGAATTTTGATGCTCCTGAAAATTCTTTTAAGGAGGCGTAATGGACCACGAGCCGTGGTTCCTGCTGCGAGTAGTCGAAGATCCCCCACTTACAACCCTTTTCTGGTACAAAAATGGAACGAATTAATGGACCAAGTATGGCGTTGCGAGCGGGGATCTGCTGTAAGTTCGGATTAGAGTAAGAAAACCGTCCTGTGACGGTACCACCCTGATCCGATCTCATTTGGTGTATGTCTGAATGAATCCGTCCTCGGTGCGAAAACTTGAGGATGCTTTCGATGAAAGTTGTTCTCGCCTTGTTAATCTCCCTCGCCTCCACGACCATCTTCGCCAGGGGGCTTTCATGGCTTGCCAAAAAGTTTTTATCGAACTTTGGCTTGCCTGTTGGAGTGGTGTCGTAAGGGATGTTCTGGGTTTGAAAAGCCTTAGCAACTGATGCTGCAGCCCATATCTCCACATTCTGACCTGAGAGCTTCTTAATTGAAGCCATAATCTTATTCTCTTGAGATAATAAATCATTTTTTATCCTTTCCGCTTTGTCGAGATCAACCCGCACCCCCTCTTGCTTCATTCTGAATAGGACAGGGAATAGGTCTATCTCAAGTTCAAAAATATTTAATAAGTTCTGTGATCTAATTTCTTTTTTAAGATGATGCCATAGGCGTAGTGTTACAGCAGCGTCTTGTTCTGCGTATTCTCCTACGTGTGAGGCGGGAAGCTTCCACAATTCCGATTTCGGATCGATGCCCCACATTTTTGCCGCCTCGTAGAGTTGGGTTTCCGATTTCGATTCTTTCAGGTAATCCTTTGTTAATGAGTTTAAATCAAATCTAAACCTGTTTTCATCTACCAGTGGTGCGGCGATTAAAGTGTCGATTATTTTGCCTCTAATGTCAATACCTAAAGTGGATAACCAGCCTATGTCATAAAAAGCATTGTGAAAGACATAATTCATATAGTCGTAAGAACACTGTTTTTTCAGCCACTTAGTCACGATTTTTTTATCCATGTTAGGAGGTGTTTCGTGAGCTATGGGAAAATATCCACACCATCCGTCCACTGCGACGGCTATTCCTATTACTTCTCCACGTTGCGCCACCCATCCTGGACCAGTTGTCTTTAGTCCTGGGTCCCGTGTTTCCACATCAATGGCTATTTCTGTGTATTCCGATAGATCCGGAAAGTGATCGGGCATCACCCATTCACTTGGCATTACATGAACTTTAGGAAACCAGTTGGGATGTTCTTTCATTTTAATTATGAGGACACTTATTTAATGATTTTATATGTTCTTTTGTGATCCGTCCTCTTCTCTCTCCTTCGCTTTCAAATGATTGATCTTTACCTGTTCGCGCTTCGATCTCGCCTGCAATGGCAGCGTAGGCCGCCATATCAATGTAGCTGTCTTTTTTATGTTGGTGCATGAGCCGTGCTACTTTTACCAAGGCCATGCACACTGCGACGTCGTGCGGCATAATCTTTTTTTGGAGGAAAATAGACCACAACGCCGCAATGTTCGTGTGATTGGTAAGCTTGTCGCCATAGTCTTTCTGGCGATCGGCACCAATTAAATTCTGTGCTTCTTTTAAAATGTCCTGTGATATCATTCTACAAAAACCTCACACTGGCTCGCGTAGTGAAAGATAGGTTCATATTCGTGTTGTCCTGAGGTTTGGTGAACAATATATAATTCTTCTTTGGCTCTTGTTGCACCGACGTAAAAAACTCTTGCTTCATCATCTCTTCCTTGTTGGCTTTCTGTATATGACCTGTAAGGGGCATAGGATAAGTCGGTTAATAACATAACTTTTTGTCTTTCACCACCCTTGGATGCGTGAATGGTTGACACTTCAATGCGGGGGATAGAGTCAAGCTTATTGCCTGAGCGCATTACCGCACGCAAATAAGTTTTACGACGTTGCAGTCCCTTGGAATTCAGCATGTCATACCAGGCTATCTCCCTGACGCTGAGTGTACTTTCTGTGGATATTTTAATCATTTCCCGCAGTCCATATTCTTTAATGAGATCTTCCAGGCTGTATGTTCCTTCGGGTTGCCCCTTGAACACTCCGTAATTTCTTTGGATTCGCGTGCTGTCCATATGATGATAAATGACATCACACACCACCCCTGAGATAGACTTGCCATTTTGAAGCGCGGTCCACGCCCGGATAGCCTCGATGTACTTAAAACTGATGGTTGGAAATCCATACCGTTTATAAATCCATCCATATGTTTCCAATGCCTCACAGACATTTTGTACAACTTCGTGAGTTCTGCATAAAATTAACCACTGACCTTCCTTCAATCCTTGATTTAAAGGTCTGATATTTATGACTTGTCTTATC